AATTAATCTGAGCATATAATAAATGAGTGCGGCAGCGAAAGCGGCTAAATCTGCGAAAGCGGCTGCGGGGGCGGGAGCGGCTGCGGCTGCGGCGGCAGCTAAATCTGCGAAGGCGGCAGCTGGAGCTGCGGCGGGGGCTGCGGCTGCGGCGGCAAAAGCGGCTGGTAAATCGGCGGGTGCGGCGGCATCTTCTGCCGCTGCGGCGGCGAAGAAAGCTGCGGGTAGCGCAGCTGATATAGGTAAAAGAGCGGGTAAGAACCTGGATTCGGCTGGTGATGTCGGGAAAGCGGGTAAGAAGGCAGGTAAGAACCTGGACAAGGCGGCCGATGCCGCCAAGGCGGGTAAGAAAGCGAGGAAACTGTCTGACGCGGCACCACTTCTCGCCGGTGCCGGTCTTTTGGGTGGAATGATGTACATAGAAAACAAACTCGAAAAAGAGAATGAGAAGATTCGGGGGTGTACGTCCTCATGCCTTCCCACCAACTACGATGAACTCATTTACGGTGATCTGAAAAAGGATAAGTTGCAGTACAAGACCCTCGAGGAACTCAAGGCTGCCGACCCCAAGGTTCCCGATGACCAACCCCTGTGCACGAAAGCCGTCGATGATTGTGGTTCATTTTGTACGGATAAGTGCAAGGAAAAGCACCAATCCGACATTCCCGGTTCGAACATCTTGGGACGTGGGGCGGATGCCGTGGGTGATATGTTCGACGCTATCAACCCTTTCAAGGGTGTCGACATGAAGATGGTCGGTATCGGACTTGTCATTCTTTTTGTTCTTCTCATTTTTGGTCCTATCATTTTCCGAATGATTTTTTAAATTAAAATGTATTTAAAGCCATATTATCTTTATGTATGTAATGATACTCAGCATAGACGTTGGTATCAGAAACCTCGCGATGTGTCAGTTCGACGAAACGTCGAATCTCGTCACAGAGTGGGACGTCTCGGGTGTTCCCCCCGAACATAAAGATGGTATTTTCGTTTCACTGAGAAAACACTTAGACGAACGTCCCTGGGTTCTAAAATCAGACATCATTCTCATAGAGAAACAACCCGATCGTAACAAGAAGATGAAGATGGTGGAACACTTTTTACACGCGTACTTCGTGATTCGTGCACCCACGTCCGAGACGATCATCTACGACGCACGCTTTAAAATTCCAGATGTCGTGGGTCCGGGTAAGGCGCAATACACGAAACGAAAAAAGGTATCGATCGAGCGGTGTCGCGCATTCCTCGAGGCGAACGAGAACAACGCACACTGGTTACCCATTTTCGAATCGTCGAAAAAGAAAGATGACCTGGCGGACACGGTCATGCAAGCGATCAGTTTCACGAAACGTGTCGAGCCGAAGAAGAAGGACAAGGAGAAGAAAAAGATCGTACCTAGAAAACCAAACGAGAATCAAAAGAATACGAGATACTCTTTATCAAACCTCGTGTGGATTTACAAGAATAAACCCGAGTGTGAGTGTCTCGAGAACAACAAGAGGTTCATGAAAGACCTCAAGCGTTTTTATAAACATTTGGACGATTTTTTGAATGACCAAAAAAGTATGTGAGTACGTACCGTTCACCTTTCGTGACCGGTAAGACACCGTGGACATGGCGAATTCCTTCATATGAGATCACTTCACCCTGTTTCATCTGAATGATAGGTAGCTTTACGTTAGCAAAATCTGTAAAATCCGAACGGGTTATCTTACGTAACACGGGATCACTCGAATCTTCGTAAAAGTAAAAGTCCCCACCTTCGTACTCGTTAGGATCTGATAATAAAATGTTATGTGTGTACGAGCACTCATCGCGGTGTGGGGGGATGTCCACGCGTTCACCAGGTTTATATCTTTTCAAGAATATAAAGTCTGGTTTCCCCCACGTCTTACTCAATTTCTTATTGTAAATGTGCATACACTTTTCATACAGTTCGGGATACTGAATAGTACCATCTGGTTGTAACATTTCAATCTGGTACACGGGTTTGTCGTCCACGGGATCATTCTCGGTAGAAAATATTTCTTTACTCGCGTGTTCTATGAGATCTTGACACTCTTCTCGATTTAAAATTTTTCTAATGACATACTTACTTTTCTTCGAAGTTTGAAAAAAAATAAAAAAAAATCCGACAACAATCAAAAGAAGAAGAATCATTTATTTTAAAAATTATTTTTTACTTGGGAATAATTCTCACGATACTCGAATTCTTAAATCCTTCGATTGAGTCGATATCGTGTGCCTTTGCGAAATCATAGATACCCCTCGCCACTTCACTCCCTTCCCTGCAATCGTGACAAAGAATGATTCCACCTGGTTTCATCTTGGGTAACACAGCCTCTAGATCTTTCATGACACCGTCGTACGAGTGATCGCCGTCGATGAACGCGAGGTCGATCGTTTCGTCACCGTGAATACCCACTGTGTACGAGCTATCTCCGCGAATGGGTATGACCACGTGTTCGAGACCATTCTTCTTCACGTTTTTATAAAACTCATAAAAGTAGTCCGTCACCGTCGGAGGTGGAATACCATCTTCGCTCAATTCTTGCATGTCTTTAACCCAGATGTCATGACAATAGACGAGTGTACCGTGTTTGGCCGTGAGGCCCGCCATGATACCGCTGCAACCTAGATACGAACCAGTCTCTAGATAGACGGAGTTGACCTTCATCTGATTATAGTGCATGAGCAGTACCGACGTGTCGGCCGCATTCAGTGTCCCCTTCACAGATTCGTTCACGATCGTGTACGCCATGCCATTTTCTTCAACTACGAAATCAAGCTTCATTGTAATATCCCATCGTCACAATCTTTTATATAACGTTAAAGAAAAGAAACGTTGGTATGTCACAATGGAAATTCCCGTTCTCGACCATGGATTTGTACGCCTCGTTGACCACATGCCTCGGGAAAACCTGGACACATCGATTGTTCAGGCCGCTCGGGTCTCTTACGGAGACGGAACGAAGACTTCTCGCGGTGACACTGGACTTATACGATATCTGATGCGCCACTGGCACACGACACCTTTCGAGATGGTGGAGTTCAAGTTTCATATCAAGATGCCTATTTATATCGCACGTCAACACCTTCGACACAGAACCGCGAGTGTGAACGAACTCTCCGCACGTTACTCCGTCGTGCCCAAGGAATATTACGATCCCAAGGTACTTCGGGGTCAGTCGGAAGTGAACCACCAGGGGTCCGAGGGGGTTGTCGATGTCGATACGTCCGAGATGAGCGAACATCTCGACCATTCTTTTCAGATTTATGAGCGTTTATTGGACGAAGGGTGTTGTCGCGAACAGGCGCGAGGTAATCTTCCCCAGTCGACGTACACAGAGTTTTACTGGAAAATTAACCTACACAATCTCATGCATTATCTACACCTTCGTATGGATTCACACGCGCAGAAGGAGATTCAAGAATACGCGAACGCTATTTACTCGCTCGTGGAACCACTGGTTCCCATCACCATGAAAGCATTTACCGATTTTAGGGTGAACGCTATTCAACTCACAGGTCCAGAGATCGAGTGTATCCGAACTGGTGCTCTCATCAAATCGCCAGGTGAACGCAGGGAATTTGAAGAGAAGATGGAGCGTCTAGGACTTAAAAATAAAAATATTGTCCCAGAGCACACAGAATGAACGCCTTAATGAGATTAGAAATATCAAGAAGACCGTGGGCCGCTAAACGTTTGGGGTACATACCTAAAAAGAAAACAGAAACACCGTTATTCAAACTAGAAGCAAAGCGACGGCCACATACATACAAAAAGTTATTTAAACAGACAAAAATAAATATTGTTACAGAGTAAAATGATTTCTATGGTATACACCCCCACGATCATCGCTTCGACGCAACAGCGTTTCAAGAAGTTTGGCAAGGACATGTCCGACAAGCGCAAGTCCCATCTCGGTGACATCGGTAAGAAAATGCGAGAGATCGCAGAGGAGGAGAAGACGCGGGCTAAGAAGATTTTTGAGGAACACAAATCTTTTTTTACAAACAAGGAGTCTGAAACTTCTGTAAAATCTATCGACTTTTACGAAAAGTAAATACTAATACAACAAACAAGAAAAACATACATTCGCGCACATAACCATGTTCCACCATACTTGTCGCTAACACCGTGGACAAGACC